ATGACTAACAAAGGCATCCTAAAAGGAAGGGGGAGTGGTCCCCCCGGGCGAAGGCCCAAAGAGACCACAAAAAAGACGCGTCAGAAGACAGAGTTCATGCCAAAAGGACTCGTGCTGATGCGCATGCTTGGCGTGCTATGGCACGCCATGGCCGGAACGGCAAGAACACCAGTGCTCAAAAGCTTCTGGAGGACGGTTCCGGTAAAACAGGGGTTAGCCGCCTTACGGAAATTGAGCCGTGCGGTGGCTTTCTTGGCTAGAAGCCTGCGATTGCGGGGTAATAGACGAGGCGTGAGATGGGATTATACGACACTGATCCTTTTTCTGTGCGTGGTATTCATTTCGTCTGCATCGGTCAGAAGACTTCCCGGGGGAAGGATGATGATTAGAGCTGGGGGAGGTGATGCCGCAACACAGGTGGCAATCGGCAATGGGACTTGTTTTCTACTCGCGACAGACATGGGGGAGTGGTGTGAGGATTCTATCTCCTACGAGTGTGTGACCATTGAGGTAGATGAGGAACCCGTCGACGTGGATTGCTTCTGTCGTGGAGTCGATGGAGTGTTCATTGAGTATGGAAGATGTGACAAACAGCCTGGATCGCGCACACGCCGATCGGTGGTGATCCCAACACATGCCACCGCTGAATTAACTGGCCGTGGACAGGCATGGATGAAAGGGGTGACTATAGAACAGCATCTAACAAAGATGGAGGTCTGGCTATGGAAGAACAAACTGCTTACCATTCTTGCAGTGGTGGTTATTTGGCTTCTTTGTGACGGCATGATGACGAGGATGGTTCTGATTTTGGCCATGTTGGCCATAGCCCCTGCTTATGCCACGAAGTGCACACATCTTGAAAACAGGGACTTTGTCACCGGGGTCCAGGGCACCACAAGGGTGTCTCTTGTGCTTGAACTCGGCGGGTGTGTGACCATAACCGCCGTGGACAAACCATCTGTGGATGTCTGGCTGGACGAGATATATCAAGAGGAACCAGCCACCACAAGAGAGTACTGCCTACAGGCAAAGCTTGGGGCTGCTAAGGTTGCTGCTAGGTGCCCTACAATGGGACCAGCAACGCTGACTGAAGAGCACCAGGTTAATACAGTCTGCAAAAGGGACCAGAGTGACAGAGGATGGGGAAACCATTGTGGATTGTTCGGTAAGGGGAGCATAGTGGCCTGCGCAAAATTCTCATGTGAAGAAAGAAAGACAGTGGTTGGCCATGTGTATGACGTGAATAAGATTATATATGTGGTAAAAGTGGAACCCCACACGGGTGATCACAAACCAATGAATGACACTCCATCCACCCGTAAAACGGCCTCTTTCACCGCTGCAGCTGAAAAGGAAATAATCTCATTGGGAGATTACGGAGACCTATCGCTGGTGTGTAGGGTGAATAGTGGTGTGGACCTGGCCCAGACAGTAGTTATGGAAATGAACAGGACTACCAGTCATCTTCCAAAGGCATGGCAGGTCCACAGAGATTGGTTTGAGGATCTAGCTCTCCCATGGCGACATGTGGGGGCTGAGACGTGGAACTATCCAGAGCGTTTAGTGGAATTTGGAGTTCCTCATGCTGTGAAAATGGATGTTTACACACTGGGAGACCAAATGGGAACAATGCTCCATTCGCTGACCGGAGCACTCATGGCAGACGTTCAGGGCAATAAGTACCATCTAAAGAGTGGCCACGTCACATGTGAAGTTGGACTGGAAAAATTGAAGCTGAAAGGAATGACGTATTCAATGTGTGAGGCGGATAAGTTCAAATGGAAGAGACCTCCTACAGAAAGCGGGCACGACACGGTTGTTATGGAAGTGGAATACACTGGGAGTTCAAAACCCTGTAGGATACCAATCAGAGCCACCTCCAAAGGTGGGGGGGAGACCAACGTGGCTATGCTCATAACATCAAACCCCACTATTGAAACCGCGGGTGGCGGTTTCATCGAGATGCAGCTTCCCCCTGGGGATTGCACCATTTACGTGGGGACGTTGGCCCATCAGTGGTTCCAGAAGGGTAGCTCGATTGGAAGGACTTTCGAGAAGACAAGGAAAGGATTCCAGAGGCTTGTGATGGTAGGAGAGCATGCGTGGGACTTTGGATCAGTCGGAGGAGTGTTCAGCTCTGTCGGAAAGGCCACCCACATGGTCTTTGGGGGAATTTTCCACACTCTCCTGGGAGGGTTTGGGTTTATCCCAAAACTGCTCTTGGGAGCGGGGATGGTCTGGGTTGGAATGAACATGCGGAACATGAATCTCTCACTGGTGTGTATGGCTGTGGGTGTGTTGATCCTGGTGATGACCACCGGAGTGGGGGCAGACGTTGGATGTGCAATTGATGCCCACCGGAAGGAAATGAAATGTGGGGAAGGACTAGTTGTGTGGCGTGAGGTCAAAGACTGGTATGATGACTACACCTTTCATCCTGAATCCCCTGCTGACCTAGCCTCTGCGGTTTGGACTGCATTCCAGGAGGGGGTCTGTGGAATAGTACCACAGAACAGACTAGAGATGGCCATGTGGAGGGGCATAGCTGGAGAGCTGAACCTGGCACTGGCTGAGGCCGAGGTGAACCTCACGGTTGTCGTGGATAAGATGGATCCGAGTGACTATCGTGGAGGGAGACCAGGGGTCTTGAAGAAAACAGGGAAAGGATTGCACGTCACTTGGAAGAACTGGGGAAGAAGCCTGATTTGGACGGTGCCGGCTTCCCCCCAACGATTCGAAGTGGGAGTGCAAGGAACCCTTGAATGCCCAGTGTATAGAAGATTCACTGGTGTGTTCACGGTGGCTGAGTTTGGAATGGGCCTGAAGACAAAGGTATTCCTCGACTTTAGGGAACAGCCAACAAGAGAATGCGATGACGGTGTGATGGGCGCGGCCGTGAAGAATCAGATGGCCATTCACACAGACCAAAGCTTGTGGATGAGGTCAGTGATCAACAACAGTAAGGCAGAAATCACAGAGCTGATAGTGAGTGACCTGAGGAACTGCACTTGGCCGGCACGGTACACTATAGACAACAATGGTGTTCTCGAGTCTGCCATGTTCTTGCCCATTGGGCTAGCTGGGCCCCGCTCGAAATACAATCACATCCCAGGATATGCAGAACAGGTCAAGGGCCCATGGGACCAGACTCCTCTCAGAGTTGTGAGGGAACCATGCCCAGGCACCACGGTGGAAGTCACTCAGAGCTGTGACAAAAGAGGGGCTTCTGTGAGGAGCACCACGGAAAGTGGCAAGATCATCCCTGAGTGGTGTTGTAGGACCTGCACGCTACCACCTGTAACATACAGGAGTGGAACTGACTGTTGGTATGCAATGGAGATTAGGCCTGTGCACTCACATGGCGGGCTGGTGAGATCAATGGTCGTGGCAGAGAATGGGGCTCTTTTGAGCGAAGGTGGGCTCCCTGGAGTGGTGGCCATCTTTGTGGTGATAGAGCTCCTACTGAGAAGGGGCACGCGGATGACTGGTTATTCAATGCTTTGGAGCTCACTGATGATCCTTGGTCTCATGGTCATGGGGTTGGTCACCCCTGAGGGGCTTTTACGGTACGCCGTGGGAGTGGGCATCTCAATGACTCTTGAGGTGGGCCCTGAAATGATCATGCTGGTGATGCTCCAGGCAGTCTTTGAGATGAGACTGGGATTGTTGGTGACATTTGCACTTAGGCGCCTCGCAACCCCAAGAGAAGTGGCGATAGCGTATTTTTTGCTGCTGGTTATGGAGATGGGACTGCCGGCTGGCCTGGAAGGGGTCTGGAATTGGATTGACGCCATAGCGCTAGGCTTAATGGTGTTTTCGTCTTTCTCGCAGGAGCTTGGCAGAGGGGCCGGCATGACCATAGCGGCCCTCATTTCAATCAGGAGTATTGAGGTCTTGCAGAAGGGGATTGTGATTTTCTTGGGGATTGGCTTATGCCTGTCGGTACACGCATGGTATAAAGGGACAGGAGAGCGCAAAATGCTGCCCTGGGCCTTCTCCATGGCTGGGATACTCGGTGGAAATGGTGCGGGCCTCCGACTGCTGGCCTTCAGGGAAGTAACACGTAGGATGGAGAGACGTTCCATTGCGGAACCAGTGACCGTGCTGGGTGTGCTTTTGGCAATCTCAAGTGGATTGCTACGCAACTCATCACAAGAGGCATTGATGGCACTGGCATTGGCGTCACTGGTCATATTGTGTTTTGTCCTTGGAACGAGAAGCCTTCAGCTGGTGGCTGAATGGAGTGGAACTGTGGAATGGAACCCGGAAATGCTGGATGAAGGGGGGGCCATTGACCTGAGGGTGTCAAGAGATTCCATGGGAAACTTGCACCTGGCTGAGACGGAGAAAGAAGAACGACAGATGGCCATGTGGCTCCTACTTGGAATGGTGGCCTCGGCCTTTCACTGGTCGGGAATTCTTGTGACACTGGGCCTTTGGATGGCAGTTCAATTCTGGCAGGGTGGAAGGCGTGGTGACCTTGTGTTTTCTGGGCTTGCATCTACACCTGAGGCAGTAGCGGCTTGGGAGGTGCGAGATGGAGTGTACAGAATATACCAACCTGGTCTCCTGTGGGGTCAGAGACAGATAGGAGTAGGGTATGGACAACGGGGTGTGCTTCACACGATGTGGCATGTTACAAGAGGAGCTGCCATCAACATCAATGGAAGCATATCGGGACCATTTTGGGCTGATGTCCGTGAGGATGTAGTGTGCTACGGTGGGCAGTGGAGTCTTCCTGGGAGATGGGAAGGTGAGGTTGTGCAAGTGCACGCTTTTCCTCCTGGGGGTGCCCACGAGATACATCAGTGCAGACCGGGGAAAATGACCTTAGAACGCGGACAGACCATGGGGGCTATCCCCATTGACCTGCCTAGGGGCACGTCCGGTAGCCCAATCATCAACGCACAAGGAATTGTTTTGGGATTGTATGGCAATGGACTGAGATGCAATGACACGTATGTTAGTGGAATAGCCCAGGGCAGCGTGGAAAAGAGCAGGCCCGATTTGCCACCAGTGTTGACGGATCACAAATGGGCATCTAAAGGTAAAATCACAGTGTTGGACATGCACCCTGGATCGGGGAAGACCCACAGGGTTCTCCCTGAGCTGATCCGGCAGTGCATTGAACGACGACTCCGCACGCTAGTGCTGGCACCTACAAGAGTGGTACTAAGAGAAATGGAAGTGGCGCTAAGAGGAAAAAGAGTCAGATTCCACTCATCTGCAGTGGAGACTGTGTGTGGAGAAGGAGCGATTGTTGACGTAATGTGTCATGCTACCTATGTCAATAGGAGACTCCTGCCCCAGGGCCGTCAGAACTGGGAAGTGGCAATAATGGACGAAGCACACTGGACGGATCCCCACAGCATAGCGGCTAGAGGACACCTCTATTCATTGGCTAAAGACAATAGATGTGCATTGGTGTTGATGACGGCCACCCCTCCGGGGACACGTGAGGATTTTCCGGAGTCCAGAGGTTCGATTCTGAGTGAAGAAAAACAGATCCCAGATGGAGAATGGAGAGAAGGCTTTGATTGGATCACAGAATACGAAGGAAGAACGGCCTGGTTTGTCCCATCCATAGCAAAGGGAGGGGCCATCGCACGCACCCTAAGACAGAAGGGGAAGAGCGTCATTTGTCTCAACAGTAAGACCTTTGACAAGGACTATCACAGAGTCCACGAGGAAAAACCAGACTTTGTGGTCACAACAGACATTTCCGAGATGGGGGCCAATCTGGACGTGGATAGAGTCATTGATGGAAGAACAAACATCAGACCCGAAGAAATTGACGGCAAAGTGGAACTCATCGGCACGAGAAGAGTCACGTCGGCTTCTGCAGCACAGAGAAGAGGGCGAATCGGCAGAAAAGAAGGAAAAAGTGACATATATGTCTATTCGGGGACATGTGACGATGATGACAGTAGCCTGGTGCAGTGGAAGGAGGCGCAGATCCTCCTCGACAACATAACATCATTGAGAGGACCGGTCTCGACTTTCTATGGGCCAGAGCAGGAGAAGATGCCGGAGGTTGCAGGGCACTTTCGGCTCAGTGACGAGAAGAGGAAACACTTCAGACACTTGCTCGGTCAGTGTGACTTCACGCCCTGGCTGGCCTGGCACGTGGCTGCAAACACAGGAGGTGTGTTAGACCGTAGCTGGACATGGACAGGACCTGAGGAGAACGTGATTGATGACGGGAAAGGTGAGGCAGTGAGGTTTCGCACCCCAAATGGATCAGAGAGAATCATGAAGCCAGTGTGGAAGGACAGCAGAATGTTTAAAGAAGGACGAGATCTGCAGGACTTTATTTTGTATGCTTCGGGTAGACGCAGCGTTGTGAACATACTGCACGGACTGAGTGGCGTGCCCGACTATCTGAGGGCTCGATGCATGAGTGCTTTTGATGTGGTTTACACGCTGTTGCATGAGCAGCCTGGCACGCGGGCCATGAAAATGGCTGAGCGGGATGCACCTGAGGCAATGTTGACGATTCTTGAATTGGTGATTCTGGGACTGGCAACTCTTGGTTTCTTCTGGTGTTTGATGGCGCGAACCTCCACTAGCAGAATGACCCTGGGGACACTAGTTCTTCTAGTTTCACTCGGGTTCCTGTGGGCTGGAGGCATGCCGTATGGAACAATGGCTGGAGTGGCAATGGTGTACTACATGGTGCTGACAGTGTTGCAGCCAGAAGTGGGAAAACAGAGAAGTGGAGAAGACAACAGACTCGCCTTTGTCATACTGGTGATAGGATGTGTGATCGGCACCATAGCCGCAAATGAGGCTGGTTTCTTGGAGAGAACAAAAGGAGACTTGAGAACACTGTTTGGGACTGGCGAGAGGCAGGAGACTCCATGGGAGGGATGGGGAAATGTGGACATCCAGCCCTCCCGATCATGGGGAACCTATGTGTTGATCGTTTCCTTGTTCACGCCCTACATGATCCATCAGATTCAGACAAAGATACAGAGACTAGTGAACAGTTCAGTGGCTTCTGGGGCTCAGGCAATGAGAGATCTTGGTGGTGGCAACCCTTTTTTCGGGGTGGCTGGCCACGTATTGGCACTGGGGGCAACCTCTCTTCTGGGGGCAACTCCAGTTTCCCTGTTATTGGGTGTGTTGCTAGCGGCTTTTCATCTGACCATGGTAATATCGGGTCTTGAGGCTGAGCTGGCACAGAGGGCTCACAAGGCATTCTTTGCGGCTATGGTAAAGAATCCGATTGTTGATGGCGATCCCACATGTCCTTTTGGAGATGGAACGGGGAAACCGGCCCTGTATGAGAGGAAGCTGAGCCTTTTTCTGGCCTTGGGCTTGTGTGTGATGTCAGTGGCCCTAAACCGGACGGCATGGGCCTGTGCTGAGGCGGGGGCTCTTGGATTGGCAGCCCTTGGTCAGCTCCTTCGCCCAGAGGAAGAGACATGGTGGACCATGCCAATGGCGTGTGGTATGGCGAGCATCATCCGGGGAAGTCTATGGGGACTGGCTCCGGTGATTCACAGAGCTTGGTTGAAAACACTAACCACTCGTAGGGGAGGTGGTGAGGGGGCAACCTTGGGAGATCTATGGAAGAAAAAACTCAACGACATGTCCAAGGAGGAATTCTTTGCATACAGAAGAAGCGGAGTGCTGGAAACCGACCGAACCACGGCAAGAGAGCTTTTGCGGAGAGGAGAGACAAACATGGGGCTGGCCGTCTCCAGAGGGACCTCAAAAATAGCCTGGCTAGAAGAGAGAGGCTACGCCACATTGAAAGGAGAGGTGGTTGATCTGGGATGCGGGCGAGGAGGCTGGTCCTACTATGCGGCGTCTCGGCCATCGGTAATGGCAGTGAAAGCATACACAATTGGAGGAAGAGGACACGAAGAACCACGTCTTGTGACAAGCCTGGGCTGGAACCTGATAAAATTCAGATCAGGGATGGACGTTTTCTCCATGCCAGCACACAGGACTGACACAATCTTGTGCGACATAGGAGAGAGCTGTGAGAACCCTGCGAAGGAGGCGGAAAGGTCAAAAAGAGTCATCGATCTTGTCAACACATGGAAGGAGAGAAACCCCACAGCGGGTTGTGTGTTCAAGGTGCTCTCTCCCTACCGACCAGATGTGATAGAGGCTTTGCACAGATTCCAGCTAAAATGGGGTGGCGGTCTAGTGCGAGTGCCGTTTTCACGAAACTCTACGCATGAGATGTATTACACAACTGCGGTAGCCGGAAACATTGTGAATGCGGTGAACATCCAGTCGAAAATGCTCCTGGCGCGCTTTGATGACGCTAGAGGACCGCTGAAAGTCCCAGAGATTGATCTGGGGACTGGAACGAGGTGCGTTACCATGGCCGAAGATAAAGTGGCAGAAAGGGACGTCAGGGAAAGAATTCAGAAGTTGAAAAGCCAATACTCGGATTCTTGGCATGTGGACACAGAGCACCCATACCGCACATGGCAGTACTGGGGGAGTTACAGAACACCAGCTTCGGGATCAGCGGCTTCGTTGATAAATGGGGTAGTAAAACTGCTCAGCTGGCCCTGGAACCTGAGAGAAGACGTGCTCAGAATGGCTATGACAGACACAACAGCGTTTGGACAGCAGAGGGTGTTCAAGGACAAAGTGGATACAAAAGCCCAAGAACCGCAGGCGGGGACCAGAGTGATAATGAGAGTAGTGAATGACTGGTTGCTGTCTAGATTGGCAGAGAGATCGAAACCCCGATTGTGTACAAAGGAAGAATTCATAGCTAAAGTGAGGTCCAACGCCGCCATAGGAGCATGGACAGATGAACAGAATCGCTGGGCAAACGCGAGGGAAGCAGTGGAAGACCCGGCTTTCTGGGAGTTGGTTGACAGAGAAAGAACTCTCCACCTGGAAGGAAGATGCGAACAGTGCGTTTACAACATGATGGGGAAGAGAGAGAAGAAACTTGGAGAGTTTGGGAGCGCTAAGGGCAGCAGAGCCATATGGTACATGTGGCTAGGGAGCAGATTTCTGGAGTTCGAGGCGCTCGGATTCCTGAATGAGGACCATTGGGCTTCCAGAGAACACAGCCTGGCTGGTGTGGAGGGAACGAGCTTGAACTATCTGGGTTGGCATCTGAAAAAATTGAGTGAACTGCCAGGAGGCATGTTCTATGCAGATGACACAGCAGGCTGGGACACAAGAGTGACGAACGCGGACCTTGAGGATGAAGAACAGCTGATGAGGTACATGGATGAAGGACACAGGAGGTTGGCAGAAACCATCTTCCACAAGGCCTACCACGCCAAGGTGGTCAGAGTGGCAAGACCAGCACCAGATGGAGGCTGCGTCATGGACATAATAACGCGACGTGATCAGAGAGGCTCTGGACAGGTGGTCACCTATGCTCTGAACACCATAACTAACATCAAAGTCCAACTCATCAGAATGATGGAAGGAGAGGGAGTGATATCTCCATCAGATGTTGAATCTCCAAGAGTTCTGCGAGTGGAAAATTGGCTCAAACTGAATGGCGAAGAGAGACTGAGAAGAATGCTAGTAAGTGGGGATGATTGCGTGGTGAAACCAATCGATGACAGATTTGGTGGAGCGCTGTATTTTCTCAACGACATGGCAAAGACAAGAAAGGACATTGGGGAATGGCAAGTTTCAACTGGGTTCAGAACTTGGGAAGAGGTCCCGTTCTGCTCCCATCACTTTCACGAACTGGTGATGAAGGATGGACGCACGCTCATAGTGCCATGCAGGGATCAAGACGAACTGGTTGGAAGAGCCAGAATCTCGCCAGGATGCGGCTGGAGTGTCAGAGAAACGGCTTGTCTGTCAAAGGCCTATGCCCAGATGTGGCTACTGAACTATTTCCACAGGCGTGACCTTAGGACCCTGGGACTCGCAATATCATCAGCAGTCCCTGTGGACTGGGTCCCAACAGGCAGGACAACATGGAGCATCCACTCGAGTGGGGCCTGGATGACAACAGAGGACATGTTAGACGTTTGGAATAAGGTCTGGATCATGGACAACCCACACATGCAGGACAAAAGAAGGGTTGAGGCCTGGAGAGACATCCCATACCTCCCCAAAGCACAGGACATGGTATGCTGTTCCCTGATTGGCAGAAGGGAAAGAGCAGAGTGGGCAAAGGGCATATGGGGTTCAGTTGAAAAAGTCAGGAAAATGGTTGGTAATGAAAAATTCCGAGATTACCTATCATGTATGGACAGACATGAGCTCCACTGGGAAACACCAAGTGAGAGCGACATCCTGTAA